TTTGTCTCCACCTTTTCCTTTGTCTGGCATAGGCTTGTCTTTTCCAATATCTGTTAAACTATCCCTTGCCTTATTAAGTCCATCAGTTAATCCTTTTACACCTTTTCTAACATCATTTTTTCCTTTGTCAAAGTTTGCATTAGGATTAGTAAGTTTTGTACCAGCCAACTTCCCAGCACCATTCATAACACCTTCCATTAACCCTGAAGGATTAGCAAACCCTGCATATCCAAATTGAGGTGCCTGTTTTTGTGCCACTTTAACACCATTAGCATCTCCATAGGCCATAGCTTGAATATGTTGAGCTGGAGTAAACGAAGCTCCACCTCCGCCACCAACTCTGCCAACACTTATACTAAGAGCCCCGCCATTTGAAAAATGCGTACCAATAACAGAATCTACAACTTTACCAATTTCATTTAACCCTCGTAAAAATCCATTAACAAAACTTTCAACCATTTTTGCCAGAGAATTTATGGCATTGGCAAAAGCATTGTGAAATCCGTTTGCAACTGTTACCGCAGCTCTTCCTATTGCGTTGTATCCGTCTATAAATCCATTTGCGACTCCTATAAAAAAATTATAAATTCCTTTTAAAATATTACATATCGTGACTTTCAGCCAAGCCCAAACCATTGCGGCATTATTAACAAGCCAGTACCACGCTTGCAAAAGTATGTTTACAAGCCACACTCCCGCATTCCATATCCCTATAAAAACATTTATCACTAAAGCACCAAGGGCAATAAAAGCTATTATGGCTACTGAAACAAAGACAACTATTATATCCCAAATTATGATAAATACGTCCACAACAACTGCACATAACCAGTACCACATTCCACCAATTGTTTCCAATGCACTTTGAGTTCCTGTCGCCCATTGTACAGTAACAACCAAAGCCCATAGTATAACTACTATTAGCCCAATTATGATTGCCACAAGCCAAGTTCCAGGAAATGCCCAAGCTGCTTCATTTGCTGCAGTTTGAGCCGCAGTATAGCCGTAAAGAGCAAATGTTAAAGCAATTTTAGCTACTGTTAAAATAGTTGTTGCTACATTTAGGGCCGTTTTAGCCGCTACATTTAACCATTCTAAAGCTGTGGAAATTCCTTGCCAAATTACATAAGTCATTAGTGCAGCTGTAACTCCATAAATTATTGGACTTATTACTAACCAATTATCTGCTATAAATTTCCCAGCCATAGCAATTCCGTCTACAACCCCATTCACTACTGCTTTTAACCCGATAAATCCAATTTTTAGATTAGTTATGAAAGATTGAAAGGCTTGGGAGTTGGCTAATTGATTTATCTTTTTAAGTATGCCTTCCATCTCCCGCAATGCAAAATTTTTAGCTTGAGTCCAAATGTCGGACCATGTGAGAGGTAAAGTTTTAAACTTGGCATTTATATCATCTCCAGCACTAAACAAAGCATTTTTTATTATATCTGCCGTTATTTTCCCTTTTGCTCCTAATTCTTTCAATTCACCAACTGACACATCCATATATTTAGCTATAGCTTGAGCCACCATTGGAGCATTTTCCATTACAGAACGAAATTCATCTCCCTGAAGTTTTCCAGCTGCCATAGCTTGAGTAAGTTGATACATTGCACTTGTTGCTTCCATTGCATCTGCTCCTGATACCTTGAATGCTTTTTGCATAAGATTTGTAAACTGAACAATTTCATCGGTGTTGTTAAAAGCATCTTTTGCAAGTAAACCTAGTTTTGCTACTTGATTCATGCTATCTGTATAAGCAACTTTTGCATCATTTGCTGATTGATAAATCTGTTTTTTTAATTGCTCAGGTGCATCTGTTACTAGATTTAATCTAGCCGTTATCTGTGCATTTTGATCAGATGCTTCCAATAATTGTTTTGCACCCATAACACCTGCTATTGCTGTACCTACCTGCATCATTTTCTTCTTTATTGTATCAACAATACCTGGTGTTTTACTCAGGTTATCATTCACCCCTTTACTGTCACCTTTCATTTTCTGGAGTTCGTTATCAGCCAATGCTAATTGTTGCCTTGCTGTTGTCAAATTAGCAGTATTAATATTCATAGATTTTCCATCAAGACTGGATAAACTATTTACTGTTGCACTTATTGCATTATTTATTGCTGTGAATGTCTGTGTCATTCTATCATTTAAGATTATACTGTTTTGTATTGTAGCCATATTTCCCACCTCCTAACGTCTTCTGCGACTAGCTTTTCTCTTAGATTCCTTTTCTGCTTCTTTTTCTCTTTTTATTTTTAAATCAATACAGGCCATAATGAATCCTTTTTCATAAATATCCATTTCTGCAAATTCACTTGGCCGTATTTTAAGTTTATGAAGGCAATAGTAAGCGTAATTATACTCTGCCACATTTGCCTCAATTAGTTTTTTGCTTCTTCTTTAATGTCCTCTATGTTGATGTCCCAACCGTTTATTTTTTGGACTTCTTGAAGCAATGACGAGTATTCTCCTGGAAGCAGCATTGCATTTATTAATTCTTTTGAATCCATTACTCCCCAAGAATCTTGTAATTCTTTATCGTTTAAATCAGGATAAACTAATGATTTCAAAACTAAATCCATATAGTATCCTTGGGTATCTGTTTCTGGCACAAATACTCCTTTAGCTTTTTTAACTTGTCTTGTGTTTTGTTTTCTTAAAATATCATCCATTTCATTTGAAATAGGTTTTATCTCAAATTTTACAAAATTTCCTTGATCATCCTTAAATCTTTTTGAAATTTCCACTTCCTGATTTTCCACAGGTATTGTATTCTGTTTTAAAAAAAATTTTAAATCTTTCATTATTAAATATCCTCCTAAATTATTTTAAAAGGGAGTTTTTGACTCCCTATTTATTCATTCCATCAAGCGGCTTAAATTTATCCACAAGTTTCCAATCTTCAAATGTGAAATCAAACTCATCTTCCAAATAGTCGGCATCCGCATCAAACTGTGCAATAATTCCGCCATCTAAATTACAGTCAATCAACATTATTGTCTGTTTATCCACGCTTGCTGTCGGATCCTCATTTACAATTTGCATATCAAAATACAAATCTTTACCAGTTCTTGTATACTCCTGCAATACTTCTCTAAATATAGACGTATTAAAATGGAAAGTAGCACTTCCAGTTCCTTTCCATCCTGCTGCTTTATTCCCTTTTCCAGTTTTACCTAAGATTGGAACTTCAACCTTATTCTTTTCCATTTCTGCTTTTACATTTATAGCCTGCATAAAATTAAATCTTTTGCCCTCAATCGTAACAAAACACTTAGCAAGACTTCCAGATATAGCATCCTTACCTTTCATTATTGCTGTATCAGCCATTTATTCCCACACTCCTTTATCTTTTATTGTACGATTACATTCATATAAAGTTTTTCCATAGCTACAACAGGTTTTATATTAGTTGTAACCAGTACACTTTCCTTAGTTTCGCCCTCAACTACTGTAATATCTGTTTCTTCATTGAAATCTTTTATTGCTCTCAAATCTTCCAATGTTTCATGATGTTTTGAAATATCACGTTTCAAATCATTCCTATCATATTCAGTATTGTTAGATGAACCCAAATAAGTTTTATTAAAAATTGTTGCAACATCAGTAGCAATTTGGTCTAAGGTTCTCATCACTTGAGCAAATGAGAAGTCTACATTTTTTCTTTTTATGAATGAAACAAACGAATTAATATCTTTCAGAACTCTTATTTCATCTCCTGTTTTATGGAATATGAAATACCCTGCTTTTACAGCTAATTCTAATTCTGTTTGTGTTTCTTCCACTTCGAGCTTAAAATCACCATTATATTTTTGATTTGTCAAACTTCTATTAACAGCACAATACGCTTCTGCTCCACCAACCCAGTAAACTGCTGAATTTTCAGGGAAATCAGAATCCAATGTTTTAGTTTTAACATTAATCACACCTTCATAATCTGGATCAGTAGCACGATAAACTACACATACAAATTTAGCACCAACTTTGTCTCTCATTCTCTTAGTGTATTGAACATATAAATCTTTTATTGTTTTTTCATTTGAAGTACAAACTAGAACATTGATAAAATATTTGTCAATCTTATCTAAAAATTTTTGATGTGATGCACCTGTCACAGTTCCATTTGTCCCACCTGTCATAGGTGTTCCCGCCGTTACAGCAAGTGTTGCATCCGATTTAAAAATTACAAAGTCATTTGTTTTCAAATCTTGAGCAGCAGCTACAGTCTGAACATCTACTTTTTCTGAATCAACAAAAGTAGTAACATCAAAAAGCGATGCGTTATCAACATTTGCTTGGATTGATATCTTTATATCATTTCCTCTCTCTCCTGTATATTTTGCACTACCGAAAGCATTTGTCGCTTTAGCTCCACCTGTATTTAATTTATAAATATATCCAGTTTGAGTATATTTAAAGAAATCTCTTAATCCCTTTAATTTATCACTGTCATAGGAATGGCCAAAATACTTAGTAGAATTTTCAATAAAATCGCCATTTTCTACTTTGAATATTTCTTCATCAATTCCCCAATCAAGTTCAACTCCAATCGCAGCATATCCTCTATCCGAAAATACAAGTTCAGCTCTTTCTTTACTTACAAAATTAATATATGTACCTGGTAAAACTTTATTTTGTACTAGCCAAGTACCGCCACCATAAGCCATTATCTAACCTCCCTACTTAAAAAATCTTCTAATTTTTTCTCAATTTCTGATAAAGTATATTCTTTATCATCTTCTAGTAAAACATTTAATAAATCTGCTCTGTTTTTATATTTATCAGAACTTATAATCTGACTTTTTACAAATTTAGTTTCTTCTGATTTATTTTCAACATTTTCTTTTTTTATCTGTATCTTATTTTCAGTACTATTAATATCTGTCATATTAATCCTCCTTCAATCCATTATTTACATCTAGTTTTTTCATCTTAGGTTTTTCCTCGTCTAATTTATAAATAAACATTTCGTATGTAACGAAGAAATGCAATACTTTATCTTCTTCCCTAGAATTTCTATCAATTCCCCGAATAAGTGTACTATCATCAAGTTCAATATACTCAAGCACCGAATAAAGTTTATCTAACACCTCGAATATTTCTTCTGAACTTTTCTTCTTAGGAAAATATACAATATCGAACAGATAACTTCTCAAATACCTATTTCCAATAATCTGCTTTTCACCAGGATTCAATAAGTCGATAAAAAAGCAAGGCTCTTCAAAACCTTGCTCAAGTTCTTCTTTGTGAATATCTATTCCATTAAAACTTTTTGAAAGTTTTAATCCAATTCCATTTACAATTTCATTTAACATCTATCCTCCTAACTTTTTAAGCCATTCGGTAATCTTCTTCTCAATAACAGCCGGAGCTTGCCTTTTTAATTCATCTTCAGAAATAGTAAGCATAAACTTACCTTTTACCCAAGACTTTTTTAATCTCTTCCCAATAGCAGGAACAAATCTTCCCGGAGTTTGTCTATGTCCAAATTCAACATAGCTTGCGTATTCTGTAGAGTTTGAAACTTCTATTTCATAATTACCGCCATTTTTTCTCACATCGGAAACAGTCCAATTTCTTCTTAAAGTTCCACCTTGACCACCATAGGTTTTAGAGATTGTTTTACCATCTTTTTTATATGAAACGGTCTTAGTTTTCAAAACTCTGGCTTTACCCTTTTTATCATAGATAGTATCGCCTTTTTTTATACCTTTTTTCTTATTATTTCTCTTGTAAGTAGCAACTCCAAAATTAGGAGAACTTACAGGAGTTCTTTTAATTACTTTACGTAACAATCTCGCAGCTAATTCTTTTATAGTATCAATCATCAACTGATCTTTTTCCTTTTCCATATCCTCAATTATTTTTTGAAACTCTTTCAGACCATCAAATTGTACTTTTATTTTTGAATTTGCCATTATGCTTTCTCCTGCTCTAATTCAAGTATAATCTCCTGATGATTAGTGTAAATTGCAGAAATTCCACTGTGTTTATATGTTCTTGTCACATTGTTTTGAGTCACTTCAATCATACTCCCTGGAGGAATATAAACTTCAGGGGAAATGAAAAGAGTGACAACTTGAGACACATTCGCTCCTAATTCCGTTTGATCTGCTTGGCTAACATTTTCAAAACTTAAATGACAAGGTTCATCTTTATATATTTCTATTTTTTCAGAAGTCACTATACCATACTTATTTTTAGACTTCTCATTTTTATAAACCGTGCATAGCCCGCTCCACATAGACTTTATTGCGTCTTTTGCACTTTTTAAAATATCACTTACCATACTAGCCTCCTAAATCTTAGTATTTCTTCTTCTCCATAAGTTAAAAGATTCGTTAAATATACTTCAAATTTATCTCCTGTGCTTTTAGTATCATCGAAAACTACTTTAGTTTTTCCTTCACTTATCTCTTTCGCTATACGGTTAAAATTCAATCCTAGTATATTAAGCTGATTTAATTTTAATTTGAAATCAAGAAACTCTGCCACACTTCTATTTATCCAGACATATTTTAATCCTTCGGGAACTTTCTTTTGGTTAGTTTTATTACAGATGTAATACTTTACTGTCTGAATGGAATTGTCTAATAAAAATAAGTCACCATCTACAACTTCGTAACCCAGCGACTTTAAATATTTTTTTACATCTTCCTTGATGTCTATGATATAATCCATGGCTACCACCTATTTTTTAGTTTTCTTAGTTTTTTCTTCAGAATCAATGCTTTCTTCATCTACTTTGTATCCGTGATCCTTAAACCACTCAATCAAATACGGGTTATCTGTTTCTCCAACCCCATTTACAAAAGTTACTCCAGCACTACTTCCTGAATAGTTTTCATTTGGTGCATATATTTTAACAGCCATACAAAATCCTCCTATTTAACCTTGATTTTTCTGAAAATTCCTGCAGCTTTCGTAGCTTTTAATGCAACTGCCGCAACCATTTCCACTTCACCTGTTTTTACTGCACCAGCCGTTTTATAGTCAGGTAACCACGATTTGATTAAAGCATTTCCTGTAGGTGCAACTCCGTGAAATCCATCCATACCAAATCTTACAGCGTATAAAGAAGTTTCCCCTTGTCCATTTATTGTTGAAACTGGGTCATTAGTTCCCGCTTTAGTTCCCAAGTCAACAAACGGAATTACTCCGTATCTTTCAACCTGCTGTCCAAATTCATTCATTGTAACAGTGTATTGGGCTGAACGTCTTGCACAGGCTCTTAATCTGGCAATCAGTTTTGTGTTCCCAGCTAACATTGATGGTGTTCCATCTAGCCCCATTAAAAACTCGTCTAACAAGTCTAAAAACAGTTTGTAGTTTGTGTCTACCGCCGCTGAGTCTGATAAGTCAATTGCTGCCGTTGGTATAAATTCAGTTGTACTTCCTGTAACTGCTTTTTCTAATCCATCAAACGCTTTCGCATTTACTCCTGAATCCCCATTGATAACCGTGTCATTAAATAACGCTGATGCCGCTTTAATTTTTTGAGTCATTTGCAGTTGAACTTCTGAAACAATTCCACCCATATCTGCAATAATTCTATCAATCTGGAATGATCCCCCAAAGATTTTCAAGTCTACATTATGTCTCTCTTTAGAAACTTCTGCAGGTGTGTACTCCTGATTGACTTCTCTGAAGTCAGCAGTTGGTTGAGTTTTCAACCTTGTATAACCATAAGTCATTGTAGTTCCTCCACCAGTAGGCGAAACCACGTTGTCAAATGGTATGTTACTCATAATAAAATTACTTTTTGCAAATTCATCGATTACTCCAATCTGCAAATCATCCTGTACGTTCTTTTTAGCTTCTGCTAATGTTATTGGCATATAAGCCACCTCCTATTATTCATTTTTATTTACCATCAGTCTTGCCATTATGGCGTCTCCTAATGATTTTGTTTGGTTCGCACCTTCTGTACCTGTATTCCCTTCTCCAGGTTTAACTCCTGAAAAGTTAGGCTCCTTCGATTTTGATTCCGCTTTTTTAAATAACATTTTGCTGTCTTCAGCAGTTTTCAAAGCTTCTATCTGTTCATTAATACCAATCAGAACTTCTCCATCCAGTTTAATTCTACCCATGTCAAGTAAAGCCTTAACTGCTTTAATATTAATCGCATTTGAACTCAGCAAAGTGTTGTCGATTGCACTTTCCAGTTTAAATTTAGCAAGTTCAGCGTCAAAATTATCTTTTGCAGCTTTATTATCCTTTTGCAAGTTCTCAATAGTCTGCTTCATTGTTTCCAAATCCCCTGAACTATTCTTTAAATTTTCAAGCTGCACATCTCTGTCCTTTAAGTCTTTTTCCAGCTGTTTTTTTGTATTATTCACTTCATCAAATCTTGATTTTGGAATAAATCCTTTCAACTGTTCCGCATTTGCTGACAGCACTTTTTCTGCCTGTTCTTCTGACAGACCTAATTTCAACAAATCTTCTTTGTTCATAATCTATTCACTCCTATTCATTTTTTACGTTGTATGCCAACGAGATTAGATTTATACTAAATCCCATTTAAAAAATAGAAATTATATTTTATTTATTTTTTTATGGCAAAGGATCAAGACCTCTTGTTAAATAGATTTTATAATAAATCTATTGCTTTAATGGGAAATAGTATTAGATTTGTTCTTTTACGCCTGCAAATCTTAAAAGGCGAAAATAAAAAATCACGACTAAATTAATAATCGTGATTAGTTTTTTTTTTCTTTATTGATTGTCTTCCTTGTACATTTCCCACAAATCTGAAAGTTTAAAATCTAAATCTTTTTCTTCTTTTAGAACTTTTTTCATAAACTCAAAAAATTCTTTGTGAAGCTCAATTTCCTCTTTCGTAAAAGGTCCATCAAGCCCTCTCCATCCCATTTCGTCTCTTTTTCTCTGATACTCTTTTTCTTTATCTCTCATTTGTTTAAATGCTTTATATAGCCTATGTTCTCTTGATAACATATTTTTTTCTCCTATAGTTTAGGTTTTTATCTTTTGCATTTAGTTTTTGTAAAATCTGTGCAACATCTTCAAAATTTAATTCTCTAAGTTTTTGAATATCATCATCAAAATCTGTCATATCCATCTCAAACATATCCTTTGACAACTCATGCACATATTTTTCATCAATCGCTCTCATATATTTGAACTTCCCATTCCTGAAAGTGTCAAAATCTCCACCACTGAATCCCCATTCATGCCTTCCTTCTGGGTGATTGTGAGTTATAGAAGCGTTCTCAAAACGTATTGATTCGATTCTTTGCATAGGTAACGAGCCTTTATCACCCTTTATAACGTATATTTCTCCACGCTCAGTTACAACCATAGCACTTTCATAGGTATTTTTAACTATTTTTTCTTCATATTTTTGCAAAAGCTCTTCTACACTATTATACCTTGAATCTTTAATATTTCCAAGTAATCTGTATCTTCCTTCAGGAACTTTTACAGTTGTATTGACAAATCTTTTATTCGAGTATTCAATTTCCCAGTCTTTATACTTCATATTAGCAGGTACGTAATAAGTTTTTCCATCTTTATCCCTTGCGGCACGTTCTCCTTCTTCCCCATCTTCGAAATATGGAGCTGTAGTTGTCCTGCAATTGACGTGAAATGGTGGAGCAGTTGTACCAATCTCGTAATCCTTAAACTCAAAAACTTTACCATCTAGACTCTGACAAATTTCAGAAGTTCTGCTATCAAGAGTTGCAACAACTTCGTATCGTTCAACATTCAAATCCTCATAAGTCTTAATTCTAGCTTTAGAAGCATAAGCAGCACTTTCAGTATAGACAAGCCTTCCCACATTACTTTTACTTGCGCCCATTCTTTTAACAACTTTTTCTATTAAGGTATCTAGCTTATCTCCACGAATAAACGCTTGAATCATTTCAGTATGTAATGTATTTATCAATTTATTTTTGTCTTCCCATATCCTGTCTGAAAAATGTTTACCATCAGAAGCCCAAAAACTAGAAATAACATTGTCTACCAATTTATCATTCATCTTATACAAATTTGAACCAATATCCATACCAGTACCTTTTGCTATCTCAAAAAAAGTATGATTGTATTGGTCTTTATACAATCTCGACAAGTACTTCTCAAAACCTTTTCCATTATCATCGTACAATCTTTCTATTCTTGCTCGTACCTGAAGTTTTAATACTTCTAATCTCTCTATATGATACCTTGCACTTGCATTTTCAAGTTCTTTTTGAAATGATAAACCCTCTTTTCCAGAGCCTTTTTTTATATACTCTTCCGCAGTCCATTTGAACTCCTGTTTTTCTTTCTTACTAAGCATTTCCTTCGCATTTGCTAATGATACATCGTTATTTTTAGCAATCCTGTTGTACCAGATTTCAATATCTTGATTTATCCTAGTGATTGCCTTGTCGTATTCAGCCTGCTGTTTCTTTATCTCTTTTACAGCCATTTGATTAACTCGGCTTTCTTCCTCAATAAATCTATCTTTCCAATATTTTTTATCCATAACTTCTTCCTTTTCTTAATTTTTGAGGTATAATAATATAATCGGAGTTCCGATAGAAAGTGCAGGTGATACTTTATGAAAAATTATTCGACAGAGGAACTGGAACATATTTTTTCAAATGTTCCTCTTAATTCAGGTAACGGGGCAAGAGTCTTTAGTAATATTCAAGAAAAGTACCCGTTTTTAGTGATGCAACATTTAGGGTGGATACGAATAACCAAAGATCTACCTCTTTCTATACTTTTTATTGTTACTGATGAAGGAATGAAGCATTATTCTAAATCCTAATTGTCACTCTTTAGAACACCGCATATCAGCAGTGTTCTTTTTTTATATGTGCTAATTCTCGTCAAAATTAGCGTAATCAGTCTGTTCCTGTATCTGCTGTTCTGATTTTTCTTTCTTAATTCTTGCAAGTTCTTCTTGAACATCTGTTACCCAAGGATGTTGTGCAACCAATGTTTCGTCAGAAATTATCCCAACCGAATTTCTAATATCTGAAATAGCTTGACTCTCGTTTATCAATATATCTCTATTCAACACAACTTCCACTTTTTCTTTAAGAAAATCACCTTGTCCAGTATTCTTCAAATGATTTGCCACAAACCATATCATTTCTTCAAAACTTGCCTGAAACTCTGTTTCAAAATCATTTGCTTCCAAGTCTATGTCCGAGTACATTGAACGTATGTTAAGCTGATTCGGATTATTCCCAAGTGTATCAGACTTACTGTCAAATCCACCACCATTTTCAATTATAGTTTTTTTCAGCAGTTTCACAATGCTTTCATAATTCCCTGCATTTACTTCAACTTGTAAACTTGATACATCTCCATCTTCCCTAACTTTAACAGCACCAAATGTTGAAAGATTTTTTCTGAATTCACCTAAATTTTCACCATCATAATTTTTAATAATTAAAATTGTATTTCTACTGTCTTCCTGCATATTATTCATAAAATCACTTATAAGCATGTTTAAAGCGTCCTGTAGCGATTTTACTCTTTTAAGCAAGGATTGTTCCAGCTCATCTGCCTTGAAGCATATAAGCGGTATTTTTTGCCAGTTGTAAGGCTTGTCATCAACACTTAAGTATGCCTTCTTTTCAATTGCTGTAAGTTTTGTATTGTTCATTTTATAATACTCAACTCCAGACTTTCTGTAAATCTCAACATAGTTTTCAGTATTATATGTCCCATTTTTATAAATCTCTCGACTGTAAACTCTTATTGCATAATCAAGCTCTTCATGCTCATTATCAAGCCAGACAGGAATAACCTCAACTGAATTTAATCTCTTGAATCTTAATTTCCCTGTTTCATCAACATACAAAAATAACCACCCAAGTCCATTGTTGTAGACATCAGTGGTTACTCTTTTTAGTATTTTAAGGAAATTTTTATCAAACAGTTCGTTTAATTTATTATCATATTCCTGATTCTCACTTTTAATGCTTGGAGTTTTAGAAATTATATAATTTACTTTTTGCTTTACCAATTTTTTATACTGGTTATCCACTATTCTATTATTTGGTAAATTATTAACTTCTATCAATTCACCATTTTCTCCGATAGCTGTTCTTTGCCTAAAAAGTATGTCATGTTTCCCACGATAATAATCATTCCCATCTTTCATTTCTCTATATTTCCGACTCGCAAAATACCACATTATAATATTTTCAACTTCGCTAAGATTGATATTCTGTTCTCCCATTTTATCTTTTCTCCTAAACAATTTCTTAATAAATTTAAACATTTTTTCTCCTTAATCAAAAGAAAAGGTAGGGCCTTTTGAATAGCTCTCTAGCGCATATCTCATAGCATCCATTAAATGGTTAAAATCGTCTACAGGCTTATTGACCGGATTGTCAAACTTGTCCTTATCCCACATATAGTTTGATATTTCGGTTATGAAATTCACACATCTGGGATGAATGATAATTTTATAATCCTGAATATATTGAACTCCGTTATTAATACTGTCCCTACCTTTTCTTGATTTTCTTATGCCTTTCAATCCCAAATCATAAAGTTCGTCAATTGACTTAGGCTCTTGACTATCTGCCACAATTTTTTCTTTTCCATAGCCTTTTCTGATAATCTCTTCAGCGATTTGACGGTTTTTCATTGCGTTTTTATAAATCTCGTCAAACACATAAATTTCCTTATTTGCTACATCAATCAGCCCACAGAAAAATGCTGACGGATCATTGGTATACCCAAAGTCTAGTCCGAAAGCTGATTTTACACCTTTACGTTTTGAAATTTCATTGACATCAAATTCTTTTTCTTCCCAGTTCTCATAAACAAGCCCTTCAACAATTCCCCACTCGCCTAAGCCGGCCACTTGATAACGTCTAGGATTATTCTTTTTCATATCTTCAAACAGTTTTTTATCAGACTCATCTAACCACTCATTACACATATAGTTAGTCGTTTTTGCCATTATATTTTCATCTTTAACATCAAAAAACCTTTTCTTAATCCAGTGTCTCTCGTTCCATGGATTTAACGTAAGTGTAATCTGTTTATATAAAGGTCCTTCAATTTTCCCTCTGATACTTTCATCAAGCATATTAAAATCTTGTTCCTTGTTTATTTCATAAGCCTCCTCAAGCCAAGCCCAACACAAATTCCCAGTCTCAACTGTTATTGAAGTAACTTTAAGTGGATCATCCAATCCTCTAAATAATATTTTCTGCCCAGTTGGGATATAAACCATCTCCAGAGGACTTTCTTTAATATCCCAATAATCATTCACCTGAAGTCTATTTATAGCCCATTTTAAATCTGTAAAGCAGCTATCTTTCAATGTCCTGTAAACTTTTCTTATCACAAGTAAATTTGCCCCAGGATATTTCATCATTGAATAAATAAAAAATAAAGCCGTGGTTTTACTCTTTTTACTAGCTCTACTACCTTTGCAGACCCTATATCTACCTTTAAAATTCCAAAAATCTCTGTATCCTT